ATTCGATAATCTTATTTTTGCTTTTCTTGTTTCAGCAAACTTTTCTTTTTTATATCTTTGTACTATATATTCTGGTATATTTGATCTTGAAGATAACACACCATATGTTATCCATTTATAAACAGCTTCTTCACAAAACTTATGTACAACCATTTCAGAATCTGTACCAAGCCCGTCACTTACGTATCTAAGAACAACTGTCTTACCTGCTAATTCTGAGCCAAAGTTTATATAACCTCTCAGTAAATCTATATAAAAACTACCATTTGCTTGAGCATACTGAGGATCTATACCATATCTTCTACCTCTACTATCTATTTCTATATCCGTCGAATCATCCGCAAAAGTATCAACAGCTTCTTGGTTTTGATAGCTATCAGATGTGTCACTAGGTGTCTGTTCTACCAAGGTATCTGGAGTTCCAAATGGAGCTTCTTCATCGCTAAACTGATAGTTACCATCATCATCTTGAGATATAGCAAATGGGTTAGATGTTTTGCCTGTTTTATATAAAACTCTTTCAATACCATCACTACCTACTCTAGATAACTTTATATAATTAACGTAGTCTTGAGGTAGTGCCATAACTAAAGTGTTTGGAACCTCTATCTCTTGAGTTTTAAAAGATCTAAACACATCGTATGATAATTCCTGTATAGCACGCATGGCATGAAACTGAACATCTGTTCTATCTACTTTAGATATTATTTTGTTTTCACCAACATATATAACCATAAAGGCATTTATTATATTATCTAAACTAACAAACTGATAACTACCGTAATTAGAAGCATCATTGTAATATTGAAATTGAGTTTGGTTATCTAATAATCCCATAGTTAATCATTTTGTGATTGCTTAATACTTTGCTTGTCCATTATACCAGCCTGTGCAATATCAGGACTTCTCATAGCAACACCAGCTAAACCTAGTATTCTAGTAACTAGATTTTCTTCTTCTGATATATGTAGTTCAAAATCTTGAAGATCTGAAGCGGAAGCATTGTATAGCGCTTTCCCTTGAACAACAACATATGCCCATTTAGGAGTTTCTGGTTTTTTAAAAAAATCAAGATGAATAGATGTATCAACAGTTGGGGTTGGATATATTCGAACTTGATTAATGCCTCCAGCACCATCTACGGTAAGATTTAATCCAACTTGAACATAAACAGGTCTACTAGTAGTAGCTCTTGTTAATGGGTTAGCTTCAGTGTATAAAACTTTTTTCATACTTAGCTCTTTAAATTCTACACCAAGATCAGCGTTGGCTACATTATTAATATGATAGTGTCTATCTGGAAGTTCAAGTGTATTGTCACCCGCTGTTTGACTAATTACCACTGTATTTTTAAAGTGTGCTATTTTTTGATAAACCATTTCAACCTCATCAAACCCAACTCCTTTTTGGTTTTTATTCTTATAATTAGCCATTTTTAAATCATGGAAATAGCCATCATATATTTCTAATTGAGCTTTGTCAGCAAATAAGTTAAACTCTTGAGGTGTTATATAACCTCTCTGTTCTTTGTTTGCTATAACTAAAACTTTTTGATATACTTCATTTATACTTACTGCCATAATCTATTCTTTATAATATGGAAATTGATTGTTTAACCAGGCTTGTCTTTCGTTGCAATTACAACCCTTGTAACCCATAGCTTCCATTGCTATTTGTGTTAGTTTTTTTAAACCCGTTTTTTTAGTAAAATTAGCGACGTCGTCACCTAGTCCTTTCGATTTCATAATACTATATATTTTACTATAATATAGTTACATAATAAAGTGAAAGGTTAGCCCTAAATAAAAATAGCCACCCAAAATGAGTGGCTATTAATATTAGTTAAAAGATATTAATTTAATCTTTTTTCAATGTTTGAGTATATTTCCATTCCTTCGTCGGTTTTAAACCAAGCAGCTAAAGCTGAGTATGGATGTTCATCAAATGGGACAGTCATTAGTTTTCTATCATTAGATCCCCACATGAAATACCTTTGATCATTTGATAACTTCAATATATTTAATTCAACCGCTTTTATTCCAAAGTTTCGCAACTTAACATTATCATCAGCTGCTAATTCTATAAACAACTTAGGATTTCTTTTGGCAAACAATAACAAATCTCGCTTAAGCTCTTTAGAACTCATACTAGAAACTTCAGAGCCCATTTCTACTCTCATTATAGCTTCCATCGTGTCAATGTCCATTTGTTTAGCTGCCGTTAAAGCTTCAACTTCAAACTCTAACCAATCTAATTGAGTTTCAGCTTCTTCCACAGGTTTATACTCATGAAATAACTTATTATTTTCAGGGTGGTATAAAGATAAAAACTTTTGCAAAGTAACTTCTTCTTTAGGAACATATAGTGCTCCGCTTCTAAAAACAACGTGCTCTAATCTTTGATCTCCTTTCATTTCATCAACAAAACAAGTTCTTTGATTTTTACAATATTTTAACTCTCTTTCGTAACCTTTTTCTTTATCAAAGTAGTAAATATTAGAAGACCTTATTGATCTAGATAAAGGTTTTTTCTTTCCTTTTAAATAGTAAATCCTATCTTTTACTTCCCATTTATTTTTTTGTTTAGCTTTTACTGTAGGAGCTTCAACCTTTGGTTGTTCTTTTATAACCGGTGGTTCTTTAATAACCACCTCTTTGTTAACTATAGGTTCTTGAACCTTAGTTGTTTCTTTTTTCTTTGCCATAATATAAATAAATAGTGTCTTACTTCATTAACATAAAGTTGTTAGCACCTTGAGTAACTAAACATCTTTCTGATAAGAAATGCATTTCCATAGCGTCTAACGCTGATGTAGCAGCACCAACAGAACCAGTAACCCAAGACTTCATTCTTCGATCATCAGTTTGTGAAGCTCTATATCTAACGTGTAAAAATGGACGCTTCATGCTTTGACCAACAGTTTGGTCATAAACAGAAGACATACCAGCAGGAATCATAACACCTCTAATTGCGTTAGCACCAGCAGCAGCATTAATACCACCTCTTGTAGCTAAGTCATTTAAGTATCTAAAGTCAGATTTATAGAAGTCATAAGAACCTCGTCTAAATCCTGAGAAACCTAAGTTAAGTGCCATATCTTCATCGTTGTTAAATACTCCATAAGAAGTACCACCAGCTCCGTAAGAATTCATTGATGCCAACATGTCATCAACAGCTAAACTAGTTGAACGGTTAACAAACATCATGTATTCCTCAATAGCACCTTGCTTGTCAAACTCAGCTAGTATAGCATCAAATTCAGCTAAATCAGTAGCAGCGTTAACACCAGTTACACCAGAAGTTAAGTTACCTCTATCTTCGATAGCAGCAAATAAGCCTTCAGTACCAGTTTCTTTAGTAGAAGCGTCAGTTCCATCTCCACCCATAACAAAAGATTCCTCAGTGATATCATTTGATTTACCACCTAACTCACCTTCAAGCATTGCCATTTCTAAGTAATCAGTAAAACGAGCTCTTGTGTCAGCTTCAGCTTTTAAATACCACAAGTAACCACTTTGTCCCATTTCGCTAGAAACTTCAACCCAACCAATTCTAGAAGCGTCAGATCCTGATACTTCGTAGTAATCTTTTATAATAACTGGTTTGTTTCTAAATGTTTTGAAAGCAGGTTCATTTGCTCCTCTTGTTGTTGCAGCACCATCACCAGCAGCATTAAAATAGCTAACACCTTTGCCGTATTCAGAACCATAAACTAGTATAGTAGTAGCATCACCAGATGTTGTACCAGTAACAGCAGCAGCACCGTAAACAGCGAAGTCAATTCTGTCAGTAGCAACTTTTACTACCAAACCTTTTACAACACCGTTTGTAGAGTCAGCCACAATAATAGTATCATTAACTCTAATACCATGGTTACCAGAAGTAACATCAGTATTACCGTCAATATCTTTTGTGATATCTATCTGAGAAGATGAATCTAAACCACCGCCTGTAGAGTGCACGTGTCCTTTGTAAGAAAAGTGTAATCTACCTTGTTCTGCCCAAACTACTTCGTCAGCAGTCATAGCTTCTTCTGCGCCAACTTGAGCTAAAAAACCAGAAATTGTTCGAGGTCCAAAAACCTCAGCCTCTTTTTCCATTAGATCTGGAACGTATTGTTGCGCCCAGCCCTTTCCGGCCTCAGAGGATAAATCTAAATAATTTGAAGATAACGCCTGTTGCCCTGGAGCAGGAACGCTATTCAAATTAGGTCCATTTGTAATTGCCATAATATATTTTTTTTAAATTGTTATTTTTTATTTTTAATTTTAAACTTGAAATCATTAGCAGACTCACCTAGCACTTTAACCTTCATTCCACCAGCTTGAACTTCACCGTGTTGTTGTCTAGGTTTTATATTTACATTTTTATCTTTAGCAATTTGTCCTTTGACAGCATCTGCTTTACCTTGCTCATAAAAGTGCTTGGCAATAGCATCAGCGTTCATAGCAGTAAATAGAGACTTGTGATAACCAGCGGCATCTTCGATTGTCATGTTGTCTTTACCAATATACTTATTGATAAAATTATTTAAATCGCTTTGTGTTTCTTTTACTTGATTAACATCTTTAATATTAAACCTAAACTTTTTATCTCCAACGCTATAGTCAAAACCTTTGAATTTATCGTTAAAAACGTTATTAGTTTTATTTAAAAATGTAGTTTTAGTAGCTTCAGATAATTTCTTCTGCTGTTCATTCTCCTTGTTGTATCTATTAAAGAAATCAACAGCTTTTTGTTGTTCTTGAGTCAACTTTGACCCAGCTTTAATTTCTTCATAGTATTTAGACTTTTGCCCGTCTAAATAGGCTTTAGCCTCGGCAACTTGCTCTTTAAGGGCTATTTTCTTTTTACGAATATCTTTAGCGTCATCAATTTCTTCATCATAACCAAAAGTTTCTTCTAGTAAAAAATTTCTTTCTTCTAGGGTTAAATGAGATTTTGTTGCACGGTAATATTCGTCTAGTACATCAGAGTCGTCCATCTTAGAAACGTCTCTATTTAAATTAACGTAGTCACTTATATCACCACCAGTTTCTTCCATAAAGTCAATTAACTTTTGAATATTTTCTGGCAATGGTTTTCCAGTGGCTTCAGCTTCAGCTATTGCCTCAACTACTTCTTCCTCTACTTTAGTAACCTCTTCTTCATCATTGTTTTCATCAACAACTTCTTCTAAAATTGGTTGTTCTTCTAAAGTATCCTCTTCTTTTTCTTCACTGACTACGTCCTCCTCTTTTTCTTCAACGGGTTGTTGCTCAACCTCTTCGCTTTTAGGTTCAGGAGTTTTATCTAAATTAACTTTAATAACATCTGGATTATCAGCGCTATCAAACATAGATTCATCGTTGACTTCTTCAACGACTTCTTCTACCTGTTGTTCATTTTGTTCGTCGGTAACTTCTTCAAGTACCTCTTTGTTTTCTTCTGTCATAATAAAATTTTATAAAATATTAAAAATAAGGATTAAAACCGATCAATACCGGCGTCTCCCGTAAGTATATCATTACCTGATGATTCAAAATTTTTAAGTGAATTACCCTCAGTTCTTTGATTTATCATTTCTTTTTGGTGTCCAGCTTGTCTATCAACTCTTTGGTCTTTTCTATCTTCTCTTATGCCCTCTAGTTTACCAGCTATTTCTCTTTCTTCTTTTTTTATACCAGAATTAAGCTCAAACTCTAACACCATTAATTCTTTTTTAGATTGTACTTCTTGTCTTAAGTACTCCATTTTTAAACTATTCTTAACAGACTCTAATTCGGCATTTGATATATTTTGTGCTTGAGTTTTTTGTATCTCAGCTTGAGCAGCAACTTCTTGTGCTTGAGCATTAGCTTGTGATTGAGCTTCTATATTTTGTTGAGCAATAGCTTGATCTCTTTCTTGTTTTTGTCTTCTTTTTATTTTTAGCATTTGATTAGCTAACTTAACGTTTCTAACACCTCTTAGATCAATAGCATCATCAAGCTCTATTAATTTTTGACCAAGAGCTACCTGTATGTTATTTTCTAGTAATGCTTTTTCTTCTTCATCTGGCATCAACTCTATAAATATACCAAAGTCGTATAGATGTAGATTTTTCATTTCTTCTAACGTAGCAACGTTATGAGCACCTAGTGCTTGTATAAAAGCATCTCTTGTTGGTGAGTATTCTATTATATCAGATATTCTAAGAGATAAACACTCCGCTGTTTCAGCTGTTAAAAATAACATTGATTGTAGTATATGTCTAGTTGCAGTATTTGAATTAGCAGCTGCTAGTTTTTGAACACCAACTAAAGCATTTTTGTCTGGCATACTACCATCTCTAGCTTCATTTAACCCGGTTACATCTCTTATCATTTGAAGATAATAATTGTAAGTTTGTATTAAGCTTTGAAGCTTACCGCTATTAACACCATTACTTATTTGTTGTATTGGAACTTTACCAGGATTTTGATCCCCTTCAGAAGTAAAGCTTCTACCAATAACAGAACCTGTTTGGAAGAACATGTTAAGTGCTTCTTGTGGATTATAGTTTGTACCATTACCAAGATCTATTTCAGCTAAACCATCGGCATCCATATATACTCCATCTGGAACCATACGAGCCATTACTTGTTGTATCTTTAAATGGGTTAATTGAATCATGTCAGCAAAACCTGTTATCCTACTAACTAAAGACTCTATTTTACCATTGTATAATCTAGGTGCAACTATTTGATAATTCATCTTAACTCTATTAAAATCAGAATCAGATCTCATCATGTTTTCAGCCATGTTCCATTTTAATACCTTGTCAGCTCCCAGTACATAAACACCTTCATATAGAGTTTCAACAACTCTTTCTAGTTTTTGAAAATTACCCTCCATATCTTGAGGTGGATTAAATTGATCATCTTTTTCAATTACCTTTTCAGCGCCAGTACCTAGTGTTTTTAATTTATAGACATCATTCATGTGAGTCTTATAGTTAAAGTATAAAACGTGTACTAGGTTTTTATCTCTAAGTGATTTGTAGTTTATAGGATCAGCAGAAGTACTTGTTATATCTTTTATTTCTTGTTCAGATAGATGTGGAAACTGTTTAACTAGTTCATTGATTGGTATTTCTTTTACTTCGCCAACATAATATATATCATCAAAGTAAGGTGAATCAGTAAATGAGTAAACTACATCCGCTGGATCAACATATTCGACCTTAGCACCATCACTATAGTTAAATGTTGTTTTAGTAGCGGCTATACCTATTGTTGTTAAGTCATACAAACATCTTCTTCTTACTAAATCATAATTACTATTCTCAAGTAAAACATTTAAAGCTTGTTCTTCTGCTAACTCAACTGCTTGTTTATAATCAAGCTGCATGTGTAAAGCTAGTTCATCTTCATTTTGAGGAAGAGTTTGTGGATCGTTTTCGTATAGATTTATGTTGAAATTAGCTTTAGCTAACTCGTTATATTCTTTTGCTCTCATATCACGAAGTATAGACTCCATATATTCGGTTCGCTTATTAACACCATTAGCATCTTGTGAGAAACAGTTTATTTCATAATTTCTTTGTGACATACCATTAACAACTATATCAACAAATTTTGATACTATTGGGACTGGCTTCCAGTCTAAGTTTAAGTAAGACAAGTCACCATTAATTGACAACTCATTTTTATACTTATCTATTGGTTGTTCACCTCTAGCATATAATCTTAATTGATGGTAGTTATTTAGGTTGCTACTAAATTTAGATATATTATCACTAAATCTAGCCGTACTTCTAGAAAACCACTCATTTTTTATAGCCCTAGCAACTTTTAATCCATATTCTTCAGATAATTTTTCTAAATCGCTAACTGCTTGTGATGGAAAATGTGTATTTGTATATGCCATTTTATTGTTTTATTATTCTTGATTGAAATCCTTTGTTATTATACTTGGATATACTTAAGTTTAATTTTTTCTTAATTGTTTCTGGGTTTGGTCTATACAGGTTTCTATTGCATGCCATTATTGCTAAGCCTGAGCTTATTGATGCATCATGTTTGGTTCTCTTGTTTATATTGAATTTAGACCAGTCGTTCAAAGTTTCATTGAAATACATGTTACCGTAAGTTCCGTCTTGTATCATTCCAACATGATCGTTTATATACATTTCAATAGCCGCTGCATGAGCTTGCTTTATGTCTTCACTGGAATTAGGCATTCCACCTATTTCCTTTTCTGTTACTGAAAGTTTGTTCCAAATTTTATCTGGTCTATTCATACTAAACCCTCTATAACCTCTTCTTCTTAAATGATACAATAATCTTGGTTTATTATTTTCTGCAAGCAGTGGCATACCATAAAATACTAATGCCATCAATACGTCTTCAAAAAATATTTCAGCTGTTTGAGGTCTAGCTATATATTCAAGAAAAAAAGTATTTGCCGGTGAATTTTCCATAGAAAACTTTGTCAAACCGTGCAAAGCCCCTTTTGAACCTCTATTATCCACTGTACCTGATATATCATATGAGTCACAGCCAAATGCCCCCATGTGTTCGTTGCCTGGATATTTTTGACCATTTTTAGTAACAATATTATTTTGCATCTTAATATCTGGAACCCAGCTTACTTTAAACCTACCGTTTGGATCTGGGTTATAAGTAACTCTTGTATCTTTAACCCCATTGTTCCATTGAAAGTTACCAGTAGTTAGTACTGATGAGTTTCTATTTCCTTCGTTATAGTCTATCTGTTCATATATCTTTATAAGATTAAATAAACTATTTTTCGTTTCATCTCTAAAGGCATGTTCTTCAGTTCTTGGAAACTGTCGGTAAAATTCATTTAACGCGTCTTGATCATCTTTTAAACCCTCTGCTTCATTTTCCCAATGACCTACAACACCTTGATCTATTTCTACTCCTTGTGGATCAAATGTTTGTTGTTCAGGATCACTGAATACAGGTCGTCCGAATTCATCAATGAATCCCTCGTAATTCCATTCCATAGGAATAAACAAAGAATATAATCCCGACTT